TAGTGGTTCAGATTTAAAAGACGGTATTAAAAGAGATAATCAAATTTCAATACAACAAGGTGATGGTAACTGGACTACTATTGATAATCCATTACCTTATATTTACTCAGGAGTTATATGTGCCATACCTTCATTTGTAGCTAATGAATATGAGGCTAATTCTGGTGTTAAGTTAGAAGTAGGTATGGAAATAGAAATCGACAGTATAAGTTTAGTTGAAAGTAGGTATTACTTAGATAAAACTAAAGGTGATACAAGGCCCTCTGAACAAGAGTTATTAAAAGGTGGGAAGATGTTTCCTAATTTTTCTGGATACTTTAAGATAAGTGTTTATGATATTGAAAGTATTGGATAATGTTAAATAAAGGAAAAGAGATATTTGATGGATACTCTAACTTACTTAAAGATGAATTAGGTAAATTAGATCCAGAAACAAAAAAATTAGCAATAGCTAGATTAGTTATCTGTAATGAATGTGAAGCTAATGTAGCAGGTATATGTAATCCTATTGCAGAAATTAAAGATGAATTAACTGGTGATATGGTAAAAGGGTGTGGATGTGTACTTTCTAGTAAGTGTTTATCTCCATCATCCAGCTGCCCTGCCAATAAATGGTAATTAAAACAAATGGATATATTTAATTTAGAAGGTGATATACCAATAATAACTCCTCAAGGTGTCTTTGTTCCAGAATTAAAAGCTATCTGGGATAAAGATACATCTAAAGGAAAATCTAAAGCTAGTAAGTATTTTATATATATTTACCACATGGTTAATATGAAATCAGTGTATGCAAATATTCCTCTAAAAGATAGACATGATACTCTAGTTAGAGATTATTTTAATAAAAAGACTTGGGAGCCAACTAAAGAAGTGACTAAAGCAATGGAGAAGTATAAAGAACTTATAACCACTCCAGAACAGAGAATGTTACATGATGCTATAGAGATGGCTAATAACCTTTCTAAACATATTAGAGAATTAAACTTTAATGATAAAAATGAGAAAGGTGATTTCATTAATGATACAAATAAAGCTATAGGTTATTTAAAGAGTCTTGGACCTGCAGTTGAGTCATTAGAGAAACTTAGATTAAAAGTAGAGAAAGGTATTGATGAGAAGAATAATAACAGAGGAGATGTTGAGTTAAATATGTTTGATCAATAATGGGAGAAAAAGAACTTATTATATTTAAAGAAGGTATTAAAAAGATTAAATCTAAACAGTATTATAATGTATCTGTAGAAAACAAACTTGTAAATGGAGGTATATGGTTTAACGATACCAAATATACAGGAATATTAAATGGTTTAAAAAGAAATTTTTAATGGTAATAGAGAAAGAAATAATAAATCCAAACCCTAAAGTAGCAACAGTTCTAAACTATGAAGATATAGTTTCTAGAATACCTATGGATTATATTCAGGATAATGAGGATTTGTTTGGTACTCTTTCACAACAAGTATTATCAGTACCTACTAGAAACACTAAATGGAAATATCTATTTTTCCATGATTCCAATGTGTTCAGACCTGCAGCAAGTGTTTTTGAGAAATCTGAAAAAGATAATAAAGGAACTAATATAACACCTAAATATACAGAATACTTAAAAGGAACTACTTCTTATAGAGATTTTTGGGCAGAAGAAAGAAAAAGATGTTTAGAAGGATATGAACCAATAATAGATGGTGAACCTTGTGGTGTAAGGATACCAGGAGAATATTACTTTTATCTGAACTATTGTAGAATAAATCTTCTAATTAAAAATGAAGATACAGGAGAAGACTCTGAGGGAGTAAGTTTCCCTAGATTTAATACTATGGATTACTATTACTTTAAGGAATTAGAGTTAAGAGAGAATCCTACTAAGTTTGGATTATCCTTAGATTATAAGAAACATTTTATTTTAAGTAAAGCAAGAAGAAAAGGTTTTTCATTTAAAAATGCCGGAGGAGCTGTTTGGAAATATACATTCTTTAAAGATGTAAAAGTAGCAATAATTGCTGAAACAGGTAGTGATGCATTAAAGACATTTGAGAAATGTTTAAATAATATTGATTTCTTAACTGAATATACAGAGTTTGGAGGTCCTCATATTTATAGAACATATTCAGAAGCTCAAGGTAAAGGAGCCATTAAAGCAGGTGTAAAAGATAAACAGGGTAATGAGAAAGGACGAAAGTCTTCTATTTTTACTGTATCTCTAAATGGTAGGCCAGATGCTGCAGCCGGTTTAGGTTGTGTAAGACTTATATTTGAAGAGGCAGGTAAGATTGGTAATTTAATGAAAGCTTGGAAATTTGCTGAACCAACTTTAAGATCTGGTAAATTATTAAAAGGTATCGCAATTATATTTGGTACAGGTGGTGATATGAATGGTGCCACTAGAGATTTTTCTAAAATGTTCTATGCTCCAGATGATTATAAATTAGCCGGGTATCAAAATATATACGAAGAACAGGAAACTATAGAAAATTGTGGTTGGTTTGTTGATGATATGTGGTTTAGAGAAGGAGCTACATTTACAGATGGTGAAGGTAAAGTTTATGATGCAGTTGATGAACAAGGTAACGCTTTAAGATGGGTTGCTGAAATTGACTTAAATATAGAAAGAAGTAAAGCTAAAAAAGGTGGTAAAGAGGCTTTTGCAATTGAGATAACTCAGTACTGTAAAACACCAAAAGAAGCATTTTTAGTACTTGAAGGTAATATATTTCCAACTATTGAATTACATACTAGGCTAGCTAGATTAAGAGCAAATAAAGAATTTGATCTATTAGGAACTAATGGAGAACTAGTAGAAGAAAAAGGTATTGTTAGGTTTAAAGTTGATATGGAAAATAAACTAGAACCTATTGTTGACTATGATATAAAACCAAAGGATAAAAATAAAGAAGGTTGTATAATACAATTTGAATCACCTAGACAAATAGGTGGTGTAGTTCCAGAAGGAGCTTACATAATATCAATAGATACAATTAGACAAGATGGGGACGGAGGTAAATCTCTTATTGCTATATATGTTCTAAAGACTAAAAAACATGCATTTGAAATAGGTCATGATGAGATAGTAATGTCTTATGTAGGAAGGCCTAAATATAATCCAATAGATACAAGTAATTTTATCCTATATAAAATGGGTAAATATTACAATGCAAAAATTACACATGAGAATGATGCAGCTGGTAAATCAGTTAGAGATTTCTTTGTAAAGAATAATGCGTTTCATATGCTAATGAAACCACCTTCTAATATTGTTGATAAACATATTTCTAATTCCAAAACTAATCAAAGGAAAACTGGTCATTCTATGGGTTCTATAGAGTTAGTAGAAATAGGGGAATTATATCTTAATCAGTGGTTATTAGAGAAAAGAGGAATAAACCCACATACTGGGCAAGAAGAAAGAAATTTAGATTTAATTTCAGATAAAGGGTTACTGGAAGAATTAATAGCGTACAATAGAGAAAGAAATACAGATAGAGTTTCTGCATTAATGGGGGCTGTTATTCAAATGAAAAATGTATTCAATGAATATGTTAAAGAAGAAAAAAATAAGGATAGTGTAACTGACTGGTTTGCTGAAAGAATGTATCCATCATATAATAAAAATAAATAAATGAGTGTAAAAAGAGGCTTTCTATCAGATAGAATACCATATAAAGAAAAAGACAAAGACTGGAGAATAGGAAAAGTAGATTACTTATGTGATCAAGTTAATACTAATACTAATTCTAAAGATTGGAATAGAATGAAAAGAAACTATTTATTAAACAATAATATAGTTGATCAAGCAGATTTTAAAGAGTTTTGTGACCCACTGGGTTTGACAGAAGCTGAAGGTAAAGATTATGTTGAAGTATTTAACTTAACACCTAATAAAATAAATGTGCTACAGGGAGAGGAGGCAAAAAGACCTTGGAACTACAATGTTACAACTATAAACCCAGAAGCTACTAATGAAATATTAAGAGACAAACAAAGAGAATTTACTAAGTATTTAAGACATGATTTCAAAAGAGAAATGGCTTTAATACAGCAAGAGATAGAACAAAAGATAGCTGTAGAAACTGGAGAATTAGATCCTAAAGAAGCTGAGAAGCAAAAGCAAGAATTACTTCAAAAGTATAATGAAGAAGAAGCAGGTGTTCTAAATCCTAATCAGATAGAGAAAAAATACAAAAACTATAAAAGTGTAAAAGAGTTAAAAATGACTCATTTACTTAAAGCTCTAACTATAACTGAAAAAATTAAACATAAAAAGAATCAATCATTTCTAAATGCATGTATAGCTGGTAAAGAGGTAGTATTAATTGATATTGTAAACAATGAAACTAAATTAACAGTTTTAAATCCATTGGGAAGTGTTGAACATAAATCTCCAGAGGTAGAGTTCTATCAAAATGGAGATTACTTTGTGTATAAACAAGAAATGTCTATTTCTGATGCTTTAGAACAATTAGGAGATGAATTAGATGAGGATGCTATTGAAAGCCTTGAAAATGATATGAAAAGATTAACCGGTGTAAATACACCATTAGCTTCTAAAGAAGGCTATTCAGAATCCCATTTTGAAAATTTACCTGGAATCAATGGTACTACTGATATAGAGTATTCTGGACTACATGGACAATCTTATTCAGACAGTGATGATTACTGCGTAGTTTATACAACTCTATGGAAATCACAGAGGAAAGTGTGTTTTATTAAAAACCCAGATGGTTCTATGGATATGTTAGGGGAAGAGTTTGAAGTTCCTAAGTATGCAAAAAAAGTTAAAACTAAAGAATTAGTAGGTAAAGATAAAGAAATTTATACCTGGACAGATGAACAAGGAGATTCTTATGAACTAGAATGGAAGTATATACCAGAAGTATGGAAAGGGAGAAGAGTTAATGAGGATATTTATGGACATGTTAAACCTATGGATTTTCAATTAAGATCTAAACTAAATCCGTTAAAAGTATATTTACCAGCTTTTGGTTGTTCTTTTAATAATACAAATGCACCAATAGTTTCACCAATGGATAGAATGTATCCTTGG